TAACAAAGGAGGTGTTCAGGAATTATTTACAAGTGTTAATCACTACACAAGATTATTATATAAAAATAAAACATTTGTCTTATTTCATTTTCCAATATCGTCGTGGGATAGTTTAAACAAAGGTCACATACATCTTCACGGGCACGTGCACCTCCCGACAAATCTAAGATTTGGTAAAGGTAAAAAAATGGACGTTGGTATGGATGGCCACCCAACGTTTGGTGTTTATGGTATGGGTGATATTATACAAATAATGGATAAACGTGAGATTGCGTCTGATATGTTATTTGACCACCACACGGATGAAATTATTAACAAAGATAAAGGATAAACTATGTCAAGATTAGATAGATTAAAAGAACAACATCCTGAGTTGAATATATCATTAATCGATATGTTAGCAAAGGTTGACCCGACTAGTACCTACAAGTACACCGAGTTTTTAATTAAAATGATTAAGGAAATGTTCATCGATGATGATGCCAGTGATATTGGATTAAACATAGGGATAGACATTTTAGGTTGGGATAATGTTGACTCTCTTAATGAATTTGAAATTCATTCTCGTGCGGGTAGAATTAAAAACTCGGATATTAGTTCATACAAAAATTGGAAACAAATTAAGAATTCGGTTAAAGATGCGGAAGAAGTTGTTAAACAAAAAGAGGCGGAAAAACAGATTAATAAATTATATGATGATTCTGAATGGTTGGTGGTAATTCCTCTTAGTTTTGAATCGTCAAAAGTGTACGGTATGGGAACTAAATGGTGTACCACTCAGGAAAATCATTGGAATGATTATATCTCTAACTATAAAATGATTTACATAATCAATAAATTAAGTAATGAGAAATACGCAATCTCGAGAGATAAGAGGTCCGATTCTAAAATACAGGCTTGGTTGTCTGATGATAAGGAAACAAGTCCTTTTATGTTACCATTACCCTCAAATATTATGTCAATTATTACTGAAGAAGTTCGTAAAAAAGAATGTATTAGGGATTTAATGGGGGGTATTTCAGATGAGATTAAAGAAGATGTATATGATGTTATGAAATACATTGAAGGTTTATACGGTAATTACGCCGTTAATTCGACCAATAATAATTTACCTCCCAGTTATTGGTAAAATCCCTTAAACTTCTGACATTGATAGTTGGTAATTAAATAAAAAAAAGTATATTTGTGGTATGAAAAAATTATTTTTAGTTCGCGGTATTCCGAATTCAGGTAAGTCTACATTTGCGAAAGAATTAGGTGGTGTTCATTTTGAAACTGATAACTATTTTATGGTTGATGGTGAGTATAAATTTGACGGTACTAAATTAAAAGACGCTCATCAATGGTGTCAAAATGAAGTCAATAATGCAATGATTTTAAATCACACCGCAAAAATTAATGATAGAATTGTAGTTTCAAATACATTCACTCAAGAGTGGGAAATGAAACCGTATTTTGAAATGGCGAAAGAATGGGGTTATACCGTGTTCTCGATTATTGTGGAAAATAGACACGGAGGTGTTAATGAACACGGGGTTCCCGAAGATAAATTAAAAATGATGAAAAATCGTTTTGAGGTTAGATTATAAAATGATTGAAGTTATGGGATTACTTTACATTAGTAGATATTTATAATAAATAGATTTATGATAGGTATTTACAAAATTACCAACCCCAAAGGTAAAATATATATTGGTCAAAGCACAGATATTGAATATAGGTTTTATGGTTATAAAAAAATCATTAGATGTAAAAGTCAAAAAAAACTCTATAATTCATTAATAAAATATGGTGTTGAAAATCACATATTTTCCATTATTGAGGAATGTGAGGTTGAGGTGATGAATGAACGAGAAAGATATTGGCAGGATTATTTTGATGTTATTAAGAAAGGACTTAACTTAAAATTAACAGGATATGATGATAAAATGGTGTCTTTATCTGATGAGACAAAAGAAAAAATAAAACAAGGATTAAAAAAATATTTTAATAATTTAACAGAAGAAGAAAAAAATAAAATTTACGGAAAAAGTTCATTATTAAGAAAAGGAAAACCTGGTAATAGAAAAGGAAGTAAATTAAATGATGAGCAAAGAAAAAAAATTGGTTTATCTTTAAAGGGGCATAAAGTATCTGATGAAACAAAAGAAAAAATAAAACTATCAATGATAGGTAGAACTATTACTTGGGGAGATAAAATCAGTGAAAAATTAAAAGGAAAACCAAACTTAAAAAATAGAGGAAGGGGGAATAAACCGATAATACAATTTGATAAAAAAAATAATCAAATAAAAGAATGGAATTCAATATCCGAAGCTTCGAAAGAAACGAAAATATCGTTCAACTCAATTTCCAATAATTTAGTTGGTAGATGTAAAAGTGCCGGTGGATTTATTTGGAAATATAAAATGTGAAATTATGATAGAAGAATTAAATAGATTATATGAAGAGGGTTTACTACATAAACAATTTCATCCGAAATATCCATTAATTATATGGAATTATTCGCCACGTGTACAGTATGAAAAACTTTGGACACAACTATTAATGGGGTGTCGTGGTTTAGTTACGGATTTTGATGGTAATGTTGTTGCAAGACCGTTTAGTAAATTCTTCAATTACGAAGAACTAACAGCCGAACAAATTCCAAATGAATACTTTGATGTCTACGAAAAAATGGATGGTTCTTTGGGTGTATTGTTCAATTACAACGGTGAATGGATATTGGCAACCAGAGGTTCATTTACTTCAGAACAATCAATTAAAGGTCGTCAACTACTTGAAAAATATGACTATAATAGATTAAATCCTAATTACACGTATTTGTTTGAGATAATCTATCCTGAGAATAGAATAGTTTGTTCTTACGATTTTGAGGACTTGATATTGTTAGGGATGATACATACTGAAACCGGTGATGAGGTTAACATCCATTGCACTGATAATGAAGATATTCGTTTCAAGAATTTGTTAAATAACTTAGGTTTTAAAATTGTTACACTATATAAAACTTGGGGTGAGGGATTTGATGTGTTAAAAAATGAAATATCTAAGGATAAAGAAGGATATGTAATTCGTTTTAAAAATGGTTTTCGTATGAAAATTAAAGGGGAAGAATATCTTCGTCTTCATAAGATAATGACAAACTTATCAACGACAGGTGTTTGGGAGATATTAAGTACTGGAGGTAAGATGGAAGATTATTTAAAAGATGTTCCTGACGAATTCTACAAAAAAGTAAAAATGTATGTTCAGTCATTAAATTATGAGCATTATCAATATTCCGAATATGTAAGAAAAATGCACAATGGATTCCGATATGGTAAATATGGTGATAAAGAAGTTGAACCAACCAAAAAACAATTTGCGGAACATTTAGAACGCAATAATGTTCATCCAAAAGTAAAATCCATCTGTTTTGCAATGTGGGACAGAAAACCATATGATAATATTATATGGAATCTTGTTAAACCTAAATTTGAAAAACTATAAAAGTACAACTATGTTGTACTTTTTTTATTTACTACATATATTTATTAAAAAATAATTATTGCCAATGTTGTCAAGTTCAGTTATTGTAGCATTCATTACGGGTGTGTTAGGACCAGTCATTCTTTTATATGTAAAGAATAGATTAGAAAAGAAAGAAAAACCAGATATGGTTAAAGAAACACTACAAGTTAGTGAATTAATTACTTCTAAAATTGAACATATTAAAGAAGAATTTAAAGCTGATAGAGTTTGGATTACTCAATTTCACAACGGAGGACACTTTTACCCAACAGGTAAGTCAATGGCAAAATTCAGTATTATTTACGAATCAGTCTCACAAAACACAAATTCAGTACAATTAAATTTCCAAAATATTCCTGTTAATTTATTTAGTAAATCTATAAATCAATTATTAGAAAATGATGTTATTGAAATTCCGGACTTTAAAGATGAAACAATTGCAACCTATGGGTTAAAGTATATTGCGGAAGACACCAACTGTAAATCAGGTTATTTGTTTGCCATTAAAACAATCGATAATAAGTTTATTGGTACATTAGGTTTAGATTATACCAAAAGAAAAACAAAACTTGATATGGAATCGATTAATCATCTCCAAGTTCACGCAACCGCAATCGGTGGTGTACTGATGGGTCACTTAGAAAAATAATTACATAAATTTATCTAAATCATCGTAGAATCCTGAAGGGATTACTCTATTGTTTCCGTAAACTAAGTCTTCGGAAGCCTCTTCAGTATTAATCTCCAATAAATGAGTAGTGTTTGCAAACTTGTTTTTAATACTTCCACTATCACCATTTTGTGCCGAAACTTCATCAATTGCAAGTAAGAATGTTTTACTATAATTGAATTTTGGGTTTTCAGTATCGTTTCTTAATAATTTTTCTTCTATGTTGTTTTTAAGAGTTTCATCATAAGACACGTAGTAACTTATGGTATACGGAACATAGTCATTCGTTTCTTCATATCCTTGACCATTACATTCTGAGCAGTCTTCAGAACCTGTACCACCACATTCGGAACATTGTTCCTCACCGGCACCATCACATTCGGGACAAAAGTGTCCTTCTTCATCTTCACCAGAACCACCACATTCATTACAATCCGATTCACCCGAACCACCACATTCACGACATAGAATAGCACCGTCACCAAAACACCTTTCACAAGATATTGATTGGTCGTCATCCCCAAATTCCACAATCGAAAAAAGAAACATATTATTATCTAATTCCGTCAATATTTCTCTTGGGTCATCACCATTTGATATTTTTTTCGCCATAAAGACAACTTTAATTAAGTCAATAGGTTTTAGAAAATTTTTAAACGGTAATGCTGTATTAGTACAAGACTGTTTATATATCGACTCTAAAGTTGAGTTTTTTTGAATAAACGGTTGAATAGATTTTGATAATGTGATTAAATTCATTTTATAATTAATTTTTATTATGAATATTTTTGTTTATATGATACGAATATGAGGTTAGAAAAACAGTTACTTAAATTTATCTAAATCATTGTAAAAACCTGTAGGGGATATTTTACCGTTCTTGTAAATTAAGTTTTCACCAACATCTTCAGTATTTACCTCCAATAAATGAGTGGTATTTGCAAATATACCTTTAATATTTTCACTTTCACCATCTTTTG